GAAGGTGACGAGGAAGAGGAACTCGAGAAGACGGAGGCTTAAAAATTAAAAAATAACCATACATTTCATATTATTAAAATCTACCCTTTTAATAATACGATGAATGTCGAGTATATTTCCGTTTTTAAAAAGCAGAGTCACAATTTACCTATCACGGATATAGATGAATTGGATGATAAAACGAAATTAGCGTCTGAAATAATTAATGAAGGGGTTATCCGTCCAGTAATTACCAGTAGAACGATAGTCGATTCCAAAGAACCTGTTAATGATTATGCTCCATTTTCACCCATGGCGAAGGATAACTGGTTGCATAGTTTTTCCCATAAAGAAACCTAATATGAATGCTACGAATATCACGATATACGCGACTTTATCGAGAGACGCTAGTATGTCATTGGGTTTGAACGGTTCGTTCATGTGTGGAGGGGGTGGTATATATTGCGGATGGAGAGGGGGTTGAAAATAGTACGGTTGATCGTCATTCGCATGCTGCAAGTGATCTTGTATGGGTTCACTGTCATCTCGCTGAGGTTCTTTATCCAGTACTTGCGAATTGTATTCAATGGGATTTCCAAGTTCTGTTTCCATATACATAGTATTACTTCTATCTTTTAAGCTTCGTTTTCCTCATCACTTTCTTCATCAGTGTCATCCACTACGAAACCCTTTAAATTTCCATTCTCATCCTCATCCTCATCACTATCATCACATTCATCTTCACTCTCTGTCTCACAAAGATCATCATCGGAAATTTCGTAATCCGTGTCATATTCATCATCATCGAAATCATCCTCACAAGCATCCTCTGTCGGTTTCATGCGATTGGGTGCTTTAGATACTCGTCCAGAACGAGTTTTCACAATAATTGTACTCATATAGCAAGTTTAAGTGATTCCTTTTTAAATGTATTTAGGTATGAAATTGACCCCTTGATTAAGTGCTTCTTTGATCAGTAATCGTTCAAATTCATATCCTAAACGGTACGAAATGTCCCCGATGTCGTTCATTACTTCATCATCCATTGTAGACAAGTAAAGGGGTATATCATTTAGAACCCTCAAAGCTTTTTCGAGATACACCTGAGACATGTCAACGTTTGCCCTGTATTCCTTCGCTATTTGTATTAACGCCATGAATGTATTATATGTCACTTCATGTATACCCGAATATTTATGTGTTTCTTTGATCACGGCGTCTATCTGGTTTAAAGACGTGTCCAAACGTGTAATCTTAGATAAAATGTATGCGAATACACCGATGAGAACAATGATCATCATCTATAATACTCTGACTATTTTATCTGACAATTTATGCTCACGAGATTTACATGCACACGTCTGCGCAATCTTGTCACGTGAAATTTTAAATTGAACATCTAATTTGTTACACACCGTGCAGTTTAAATTCGTGTTTACCCAATGTACATTTTTACCCTTTTTAGTGATATTTTTTACGGTGACTTTGGCATTTCTTACCATGTGTTTGTTTATGAAGAGTTGTAACAATGCACTGGTTTCAACCCGGTCTGATTTTTTTTCTACTGGACATGGTATGCACGTGTTTTGAGGTGTTGAAAATGTGGGTGGTGTATATCCATTTGGATATAGTTTTTCGAATATCTTATCCGGTAGCGCATGTTTTCGACCATAGAAATCCCGGCAAAACCCATATCTACGCCCTTTCATCGTTTCGCATGTACAGAAACATTTTTGTATGATAGTACGTCCATCTATACGGAACCAGATATGGTTCGATCCATGGTCTCTTTGGAGATTTTCACAATACTTGGATGTCGTTGATACGAGGTATGAATTTTTATTACTGAATATTTTCGTGACGAGTGCACGTCCTTGACCATCCATATTTTTTTGAATAAACATTTCAATCTCTCTAGTCACTGCTTCATTCTGAAAAATATTCTTCGTCTCACTCGGTGTAAACGAACCCTCATCTCGTTTTGATCCTTCGACGACGACGACTTCCGTGTTCTCAGTTCTGAGCGTCGCCATATGCATAATCTCCACATTCGGCTCCCGCTCAAAAATGTTGATAAGTTTACCATTTTCGTGTGTGTATTTGAGTACAGGTATATACACTCCCTGATATTCACCCTTCACGTATTTATGCGCCCACGGCATTCTAAAACCACTTCCCTTCACGTTTCGTTTTCCACCACCATACACAGCGGTATCGACGATTTCGTCCCATGGTTTCCCTGGGAACATCAACGACAGAGACGATACTATATGAGAATGCAGGGCCATAGCAGACCCATGATCAACTACAAACCCTGGCCAGTTCATATGAATTCCGTATTTGATCATATCACCGTGTGGTTTTGGCTCTGCGACCGAAACAAGTACATCTTTCCCGCCGAAGTGTGTTACGCGGTCGCATATCGTTTGTGTATACTCCTTTAATCGATCAAATGGAATGTCTTCAACATCCTTGTAATCCAGATCGACAAAAAAGTTATACGTATCTGACTTTTGTTCGACGACACATACCTTTTCACCAGATTTTATAGCCTTGACATATTCGCCGTAAAATTCATTCAATCTATCATAAGGAACAGATAGACGGCCACCGTCCATGAGCACATGTGATAGATTGGAGCTATTCGAAAAACCTTGTTTTCGACACCATGATCTAAACATACTTATTCGTATATCGCGTTATTTTTTTAATACTCTTCTTCATGCCAAATCGATGTCCTACACGAAACGTCTCTAAACTCTTCCTCACTATTCGACAACTCTTTTTTAAGGACTAAAAGTTCGTACACAGTTTTGACCTTTACATCTTCGATGTATGTATCTGCCCGTGTTTCACTGTACGACTTGTGATCCATTAAAATATCCTTTATCTGTCGGAGAATGTAGTTCTTAGACTTCATTATTTTATAGAAAATGTTTTTCTATTGAGAGAAGTGATGCACGCGTAAAACTCTGGGTTCTCGACGACATTGTGTATGATACGTTCCCATCGTTTTCGAGAATTAAACTCTGGTAACGTATCGAAACTCATGAAATCGTTTTCATCGTATGTACGTTTCACGTGAATTTTTTTTGTATACATTTTGTATTTCTCATCGTTAAATTTTCTTATGAGTTCGTGCTGTTCATTACTCGAATAATTTACGAAAAATATAAACACCGTGTACTCGAGTTCTATAGTAGGACTTTCTTTTACGTTAAATGTAAAACTTGTATACTCCCCATTTTTAAGTGAAACAACACCCCGTGTTTCTTCTTCTAATTCCCTCAACGCTGTACGTATAGGTGTAAATATTTCCCTTCTTCTACACCCCCCTGTCACAAAAATCCACTCTTTAAAACGTTTATCTCGCACGGTAAGAAACCGCGGAGTATCACCAACAAAAGTGACTGGTATTGCTATGGCTTTATGTTTTTTCATTGCTCATTAGCTTCTATAATCCCCTAATAAGTTTATTCCGAAGAAACACTCACAGGAGATTTACCTCGTGTAGTACGTTTGGGTTTGGGTGGAGAAATATCCGGCTGAGGCTCCTGAAGCTGGACAGGTTCGGGTTCAGGCTCAGGTTCAGGCATTTCTTCTGTTACAGGTGCATATACCATCTGAGGCATTTGAACTTCTTGGGCCTCCTCATGAACTCGGTCAAGGAAAGACTTAATCTTGGTAATATCGTCTTTGGACTGGCGTAATTCGTTATACATGTAAAGAGACGCCGCGACACATACGACGACTGCAGCCAAAATAGCAGTTTCACGATCGAGAGCAAACATTGTGATTAGATAACAGCCATTGTTTTTAAGTAGATACAATTGCGCCCATTTTAGACCTTTCATCTTTAGGACACTGGTATCCTGGCTGTGCAAATTGAAGTTCCTGATAGTGACCATCCTTACATTCTGCGTTCTGAATGGGGATGTATTTATTGAGCGTTCCGGATTTAGGATCGTAGGTGATCATAAAAACGAAAAAGAGGAGAAAGAGGAGCCCCCACATTTGTTATTATAAGGGATTTAATTGGAGTACATAAGACCAGCCATACCGTTTTCGATACGGAGGATGTTGTAGTTAACACCGTACATGTCAGTGTTGAACGAACCAGCATCGGTTACGAGGCGAGCCGAGTCAACACGACTGAAGTTGAGTGTACCAGTGGGCTGGAGCTTGCACGTGTCAAGGCAGAACGGGTACATGAAATGGTTCGCGACACTGCTATC